GGCCGCGTCCGGCCGTTTGTCATTGCCCACCCAAAACCAGGTGAACAGTCGGAAATACGGCAGGCTGGAGGGATGCAATGAGCCGCGAAACTCACCGGACGGCTCCCGCAGCAGCTCGGTGCTGAACGGAATCTTCAGGCGCGCTTCCATGCTCGCGGGCGTGGATTCCGAGAAGTTGAGCCGGAACTTGGCCTTGCCCTCTTTGGTGAACTGAATGGAGATGAACCGGTAAATGTCCGCATCCCGGCGATAATAATAAAATGTCCGCACCTTCGCGGCCAGCGTGAGCGGCCCATCAAACCCGGCCGCAATCAGCACGGGAATCAGGTGCGCTTCCAGGGCCTGCTTCAGAGCTTGTCGGGAGTCGCGCATAGTTGGTCAGGGTTGGACGGCGGTGCCCGCCCCCGGGCGCAGGTTGCGTGAGGTGGCCACCGCGATGACCCGGCCTTTATTGCCGACGGCGCAATAGTAGTGATAGACCACGCCGTTCCATTTCACCAGCCACGGCTTGTGGGCAAATGTCTGGTCATACGGCTCCGATGGGTCTATCAGATGCGGGCCGGTCCATTTGCTCCAGTGAACCAGGTCGTAGGAGGCGGCGAAAGTGTCAAAGGCCTTCGGCTCCCAGAAGGCGCCAAAGTAGAACATCACCCATACGTCCCCAATTTTGACAATTTGCGGGTCGCCGCTGATGCCACGCTGCTGGGCCTGACCGTTGGCAATTACCGATTCTGTGCCATAGCGCTGCCAGTGAACCATGTCCCGGGACACCGCCATGCCAATCTGTTCGTAACCCGCCTTGAAGTGTCCGTTGTAATACATCACGAATGGCCAGCCGAGAGATTCGGCGGCGTCATGGATGATTTGGCTTTTGTAGAGTGTTTTGGCCTCGTAGGCGCGCACGTCCGGCTGGGCAGGGGACAGCACCGGGTTTTCGGCGGACCGGTTCCATTCCTTGACTTCGGCGGGGTTCTCCGTCCACGCCATGCCGATGCTCAACGGATCGGTCTCATAGCCGGGCTTGGCCCCGCCAATGTAGGAGAGCCAGTATTTACCCGCGAACTTTTCCAGCGTGTGCGTGCCGTCCCAATGGTAATCCGCCAGGGACAAACCGCCGGCCGACTGGAAACGATCCCAAGTATCCGCCGCTTGCAGGGACAGGATTTTGCCAAGCTTCTGCCAGTGCAGCAGGTCGTCGCTTTGCGCCAGAAAAGTCTGGTAGCCGACCCGGTTGCTGATGGCGATATACATCATATACCAGTGGTCACCGCTGCGGAACACGCCCGGACAGTCCACGAATTCATTTGGGCTTGCGCCTTGGATGACCACATCGTATTTGAAGGGCGTCTTCACCTCGGCATAGATGCGCGCCAGCGTGTTGGTGTCCACCAGCCGCCCTGCGGGAATGGCCGGGAGAACGGTGCGCCCGGTGGCGGAGTCTGCCGCCGACAGGAACTGGGTGGCACCAATCCAAACAGCGGCGAGAACTGGCAGGTGCTTTAATAAGCGCATATCAATCCCCCAACGCGACGAGGGCAGCAACCGAACCAGTGATTGTGGTAACCAAGTCATTTGGCAGGGGCAACTTTATGGACAGTTCCTGCGGGTGCCAAGCATATATTCCGTAACGGCAGGTCGTTCAGATTGGGCGTATCCCGGCACTGCCCCGGGGAGCGCCGGTCAGTGACCGGCTTAACGCTTCCGCTGGTCGTATGCGGTCAGTGTTTTCTGGCCATTTGGCAGGCATGAACGCGCAAAGCCGGCTGCAAGCCGGCGCTCCGAACGGCGGAAGTTTCGGGGCAGTGCCAAGATGCGCCCGTTCGGATTCATCGTTGGGGTTGCCCTTTGGCCCCGGTTTGCTAGGCTTCCTGCATGCCTGAACATCCCCGTGATCCCCTGCACGGCATCACCTTGGAAACCATTCTGAACCACCTCGTGCAGAAGCACGGCTGGAGCGAAATGGGGCGGCGCATTCCAGTCCGCTGTTTCCAGTTCAATCCCACCGTTAAATCCAGCCTGACCTTTCTCCGTAAAACTCCTTGGGCGCGTAAAAAGGTCGAGGACTGGTATATCGGTGAGTTGGCTCAGAATTGACCCGTGCGGGTATCGGTTAGCGCGGCGATGGGTTCCGCAAAGCAATTCGCGGTCAAAAAAAGCCAAAATTGGTGTTGCTCGGATGGGAATGTGGGATAAGGTATGGGCCACAATCCGTTGGCTCAGAAGCATCAGTGCTATTGGGGGATTGAAGTTGTTCCATATTCTGGCCGCCCGCGCCGACCCAGGGAGCCAGAAAACTAGGGCAGATGCCTGTCGGACTCGCAGGCTACCGTGATTCACTATGGCCCATTATAAGCACGATAATTATTTGCTGCACCGCCGCGACCCCATCTTTGACCATCTCCTCGAACCCGGCACCCCGGCACCCCATGCGGGCATTTACCGCTGTGAAATCTGCGGTCATGAGGTAGTCGCCGAAAAAAAACATCCGCTCCCGTCGGTCAACCATCACAAACACCCCGCCCCGCATTTCGACATCCACTGGCGGCTGACGGTGCGCACCGTTTGATTCGGGTCTCGGGTCTCGGCTTTCGGGTCTGGGGAAGACGGTTCGGAGCGAGTGAATAATCTTGCCAGTCCGGACGGAGCCGGGAGAATACGGTGCTGGCCGGTTTGCCCCAGCAGAACCCAATCCTCAAACCGGCCATTTCCTGACCCCATGCGGCGTTTATACAATCTGATATTTGGCGCAATCTGGCTCGCGACCGCCCTGGGGGCGGCCGCCTCGGTGCAACTCGACATCCCGCCCCGGTTGCAATGGGACAACAACCACGGCTATAACAACTAAATTCTATGCCATTCATCCAAATAACAGCGGCCTATTCAAATGCTGTATTGGTAGCAATTTTACCACACGTTTCAAACTGCGCAAAGCAACTCGAATTGCCGATTGCACAGCCTATAACCGTTGAACAAGTAGGAAAATTCAATGCGAGTCCTTACACGAATAACGTTGGCGGCGGATTGTGGCTGACAAACCATTACTGGTTTGCGTTTTCATTCGGCTGTGTAAATGGTTTCCGTTCACCTGATGACTGGTTTACAATACAGAACTTTGATAATATAGAGCGGTTTTCTGGAAATGATAACATGACTACGAACTCAGCGATTGATCTTGCTAGAAGTTCTTTTTCTAAACTTGGTTATCAGCAGGAAACCTTTCATGTCAACGAACAGCCGACAAGTTTAGAAATTCCTTCTGACAGTAAAAAAATTGGTCATGTTCCTTATTGCAGAATTACTTGGGAGAGTCCCCAAGCCACCACTCGTGAAGAACGGCTCAAAAGCTATACCGTTCAATTTGATATTGATTTACAACACAAGCAGGTTGTAGGGATGTCGCTATCGGGCACAAATTTTTGGCGACAAAGCCCAACGATAGATGTTGGCCTTGAATCTGATTACCCAAAACCGATTCAGAGCCATACGAATGTTCCCGTCTTACACTTAAACACTGGTAACCCGCCGACCATATTGCGAAAACCAGAATGAAAAATTAGCCGCCGATCTTGCGTTCGTCTTGCCCGCATCCGCTGGCAGAAAATCATAGACACCATCTCCTAACGAAATCGTTTGGAAAAAACGCGGCTCGAAACCGAGCGACAAAAAGCGGCAAAAGGCGGCAATGAATTTGCCGCAATTTGTCGCTTTAACTTGCCGCCTTTTGTCGCCTTTTGCCGCTTCTAAATCCATTTGCCACATTCGGATTTTAAGCCAATAGCCCCGTTTGAAATCATTCCGTTAGCATCCTAATCGGATGCTCGAAAGCGGGACGCCCCACCCCTACGGAAAATCGTAGTTTTTCGGCTATGCACCGCATGGCACGGAAAATTGTGTTGAAATGCGTTGATGGTTTCAACGCCGTTCAACAAAATTCAACAGGGTGATTCAACGCTTTTCAACATCCTGGCTCCGGTGACTTGGTGAGCATATTGCGGCTCCAAGCCCGTGCCAGCAAGCGATACGTCAATATAATAAGAGACGCACAGGCCAAACCGATGACAAATGACAAGGCAGTCCCAGCGGCTAAATCCAGCCAAGGATCAGGAAAGGGATTCGGCTCTGCGCCAATGTCGCTGATGGCATAGAAATAAAGGCTAACCAGAATCAAAGGCGTGAAAATCAGAGCCATGACAGAGACATGGCAAACGAAGGAGAGCAACGGATGCTCCCTCGTGTCAAACCGTGACGGCTGCAATGTCAGCGGGTGATCTGTCGTGAAAATATTCATTCGCGTGAATCGCATTGGCTCCGGCGAATCATCAAAGCTGCGTCATGGAACTTCCCCCGGCTCTGCTTTCCGTGGTGGGTGATCTGCCTGCCACTGTCGTTTGCGCTCCTCACATTTAGGACACACATAAATCCAAACATTTGTGGGCACACTATCCAAGTTGTCGCTGGTCTTAAATACGTCCTCAGCATTAGTGCAAATTTCGTCACATGAATATGGGAAAAGTCGTGCTCGCGCATTGGTGTATGCTTGCCATTCCTCAACTCGATGCCGATCCATAATAACAATAACCGGCACCAGTTTTCGTGTCATCGGCGCATTGTGAACCGGGCATAACTTCTGACCTGCTCCGAGTGCCAGCAGACACAAGACGAATATGGCAAAACGATATGGCATAGCCGCCAAACAAGTTTTAAGTCGTGTTTTGTAAGCCACCGTATGCTCGGTGATTTCCATGACGACCTTTGTTGGCGTGGATTTATCAAATCAGACTGGCGAATTTCCGCAAGATTTATCCACGAATGGGATTTCAAAACGCCTCCGGTCGCCTCAAGCAACTACAATTTTGTGGTGCGGCAAATCTGCCCTGATAAATGCTTTTCGACAAGGCACGCGTTACCCCGTAGTTTCACACGGTTTCTGCGGCTCGCCAAAATCTCGCCGAGTGCTGCGCGAAATGCTTCGTTCGTGCTAACCGCATTGTTGCGTCAGTTGCTAACCGTGCTATTCCACGGTGTTGCTAACCACGTTGCAAACTTTGCTGCTTCGGATGTTGCCTCGCGTGATTACCACCTTGTTGCGAACCCGGTGCTAACCGTGCTGCTAACCACGCTGCGAACTTTGTTGCTTCGGATGCTGCCTCGCGTCGTTACCACCCTGTTGCTAACCGTATTGCCTCGCCGCTGCTAATCGTGCTGCCAACCGAAAAAAACTTGCTTCTATGGTGGCGTTACTGGCTTGTCGGGGCGGCGTCCGAACCTTTGTGGCTGCGGGTGGCTGGCGGTCGTCGCTGGCCTGCTTATTAGGCGCTCTGGCTGCCGCGCCGGGCAGCGTGGCGATGCTGGCGCATCGCCGGATTGCTTTCCGGCCTGCGTCAGCTCGCGGGCGGTTTCGGTTTCAGGCTCTCATCAAATTCTTTGGCTTCCTCGGCACCCATCATTCTCACGTTGGCAATGTGCGGTCCGCGTGAACGGTATGGAGAATATTCTTTTGGTGGCGGCGGGACATCGCTCGTGATCGCCGTTGCCGGCGGCGTGGCCGGCGCGGGTTTTGCGGCCACGACTGGCGCACTTTGAGGCGTGGCCGGGTCATTGACGACCGGCGCGAATTTCGCCCGTTTCCGCCGTTTGCGATTTTTTCCGCCTTCCAGGACAATGCGGCCGTATTCAGCCACACGCGCCCGGCTGGTTTTGACCCCATGTTGTTCCAGCAATTCAGCTATGGCGGCATAGGACGCAGTTTGCTTGCGCAATTCCACGATGAAATCATGGACTGGCTTCAAACCGTTGAACGGCACACGATGCGGAACAGGCCGGAATTCCTGAACGGCTTTGCGCAGCGATTCAAGATCGGGCGTTGGTGTGGTTGGTGTATTCATAATTTTTGAATGTCATGGTTGAGATTTGAGGCGAGTCGTCTCGCCAGTTCCCGGCGCGGACATGGCGCGTCCAATTCGAGAACAAGGCAAGTTGTCTTGCGATTCGTCTTTACGGACGCTCGGCGGCATTGCCGTTGCCACTGCCCGGCCATTGCCGGGACGTTGCGCGGACATGGCGCCGGATGTCTTGCCGGATGTTGCGCGCCTATCGCGTGACCGTCTCGCGGGACTCCGCGCGGCCATCGGTGAGCTATTGGCGAGCCGTAAAAACCTTGTTTTGACAAGGGGTAAGGCGTGCCTATGTCTAAAAATACAAATCAGTGACCAGCGACTAACCCGTGACTTGAAAATTATTGCATCGGACTTTTCGCGCTTCGTGAATGCAACCGTGCGAATTGATGGTGCAATTTGTGACGCGAAATTAAACGTGCTGGCGTTCTCGTTTTTGCGAGTGCGCCTAGCATCGCCTGATTGTCGGGAATGAAAAGTTGTCATGGTTCGTCCATCGTTTCGTCGTCATCGTTCCATGTCTGCCCGACCTCGATGCCGATGATTGGCGGTGGGGATTGTGTCGGCGGTTGCATCGTGAAAATAATGCCGGGAATGACCGTGGTTGAATTTCCTTTCATCCGTTTCCGCAAGCCGCCGCTGAAAATCCAACCGATGGCCAGCAACGCCAGCCAGACAAACACCAGGTAGAGATAAACGCCGTCGTCTGCAATCAGGGTGTCCAGAAAGTTGAAAATGGGATTGAGCAATTCAGCGGGATTCAAGTTCATGGTTCGTCCTCCATTTTCAGTTTGTCAGTCTCACGCCCAAATCGCAGCCGTGGCGGCTGCCAGCCCTGCCAGCACGTTTTTCCAAAGCGGCGATCTTCCGAATGCAGCCCGCCCAAATCCCCGGCCTGTAGGCGCGTTAAATTCGATTTCGCCGCGCTCGTATTCCATGTCAGGTTAAAATTCATGGTGGAAAGTTCGTTGAAAGAATCACTCCGCCGTTTTGACGATGGCGAGGATTGCCGCCTTGAGTGGAGCCGGGAGTTTTTCCCAAGCGGTGACTACTTGGGACAAGTCGGGGCTTAACGGGTGTAAAAACGCGGCTGGTTTCAGAAGATTTTGAAAAGGTTTGAGAAAAACACTCCTTTCCAGACCAGCCTGCCACCTAACCAAATCTCCCCTTTTAAGCCATCCTTAGCCTGGCTTTAAGCCCCGGCTAAGGCGCGATCTGCTTAATCACCGGCACCCCGTTCGACATCCAGATCGCCACCCACGCCAGCCCGTTCGAGTTCAGCGGTCCCCGGAAGTCCCCCGAGTTCATCCCGTTCGTGGCCGCAACCAGCGACCAGGTGTTGGAGGCAGCTGTCAGCCAAGGCCAGCCGTTCGTCGCGGCCTGGGCGGCCCCGTAGGGGTCATAGACTGGCAAATAGGGTGACGCCAGCGTGCTGTTGGTCACAGCGATGGATGGGGTGGACTGCAACAGAGCGAGCGAGTTGGTGCCGTAATTGAAATTGGTTACCACCATGGCCGCCCCGCCAAAGAAGTTACTCGGGTCGCTGGAAGAAAAATTGACCAGCGCTTCCAAATTGGTCCCGTCCAAAATCAGGTTGCCCGTGATCCCCCAACTCACGTTGGTGCCATGCAGCGTGGGCGAGGTGAACAGCGTTGCCTCGTTCACCGCAACCAGAATGGGCGATATGTTGGTCGCCCCGGCCGCATTGGTGCCGGAAAAAGAGAAAGCGACCGCATCGCCCGATTGGTGCCACAGGCCACCCACGCCCTCGCCTGACTGAATTTGCGGGAACCCGGAAAAAGTGAGTGAGTCATACCCGCCAACCCCCACCACATTGGTGCCGCCCCGGTAAAGATAATAGCCCACAGAATTGCTGGGGTTCGCGCCAATGCCCTGGGTATATTCCCAGCCATTGGACAGCCCCGAAACCACCCAAGAATTGCTGGCGGCGAAGTAGCTAATCGAGGCGTAGCCATCCCCTAGGCTACTGCCGGCAACATAGGCACTACCACTCCAACTACACGCGGCGTAGCCCGACAGGCCACCGTTGGAATGGTAGAACGAGATGGATGATGCCCCGGCCCGGCCGGCCAGTGCCAACACAACAAACAGGAGGATTTTCTTCATAATCTTAATGTGCCTGGGCCACATAGAGCACCACCAAATCTGACGTGGCGAAGCCGGGCGCGGTGGCCCAGGCGAATATTTGATAGCTCTCGCCGGTCGTCAGGGCGTTGCTGGGCTGGCAGGTGCCGGGCACATAGATTTGCGCCTGGTTGCTGCGCGTGAGCAGGCCGTTGAGCAGGATCAGCCCGGTCGTCACAAAGTAAACCGTCGCGCCCGGCGTGCTGCTCAGCATTTGCAGTGAGTCGAACGGGATGTTCTGGTTGGAGACAATGGACCAGAACCAGCCGCCGCCGCCGTTCGGATAGGCAGGGCACGAGATGACGCCATATTGCCCCGTGCCGCGATAATTCGCGTAGTTGCCGGACCAATCCGGCACGCCGGTGGTGATGGCGGTCGGATCAGCCTTGTGCAGGGTTCTGGACCCGACCGGCCCGCTGTAATAGCCCGGATCATTTGCCGATCCCAGATACTCGTAATCATTCAGGATGGGCACGCCATTCACATCCAAGAACTGCGGCAGCGCGCACTTGGCCGCACCCGTGCCGGACACGGTGATAATGATGTCCCGCTCGGTGGTTAAATTCGTGGCGTCCCGCGCCAGTAGCTTGAGGGTGTAAGCCCCCGGCTGCTCGATCTGGACGTAGCTGTTCAACGCCTGGCTGGTGCAGGGCGCAAAGGTGACATCCGAAATCACCCGGTCACTGGTGTCCGTGGATTTGCGGAGCCGCACCATCAGCTCCACCAGGTTGCCGTCGGGATCGCTCCAAGTGCCCGTCACCTGCACAATGGTCGGCCAGCTCGTCACGCCGGCGATGGTGGGCGCGTAGCTTGCCGGCGCGGTCAGCGTAAGGGTGGGCGCGCTGGCCGAATTGAGCGGGAAATGAAACTGCTCGTTGCTCGCGCTGGCCAGCGGTAGTTGCGCTTCAAATGTGTAGGGGCAAAGCCGGAACTGCGCATACGCCGGCGTCAGGCCCGCGATGCGATTGGCCCGAATCTGGTCGAACAACGAATTGGTGAACGCGCTGACATTCGCGCGCGGAATCAGCCACACCTCGCTGTGCGCGGCCGTGAACGCCTGCGGCGCGGTGTTCTGCCGGCCACGCAAGACGGTCAGCGTGTATTGCCCGGCCGAGACCAGCGTCATCGTGCTCACACTGCAAATCTCCATGATCTGGAAGCCGCCGGACTCCGCCACTTCGCCAGCATCACCGCCGCTGGGCACCACCTGCACCAGGAAGGCCAGCATCGTGTCATTCGCCGCGTCATTGGCGCTGTAGCTGTTGGTGAAATAGGCCGCGTCCACCTGCGTCGTGTCCACGGTCACGCTCACGGTGCCATCACCGGCGGCCACATTCGCCTGAAGCACGCCCTTGGCCGCAAACCCGGTGAATGCCCCCAGCAACGGAAAAGTGCCGCCCGTGGACGTGTCGAAGAATATCTGGCAGCCAATCACCAGCGCCGAGGGCCGCTGGCACAATGCGATGATGGCCCCCTTGCTGCCGCTCAGAATCGTCGGCACTTCCAAGATGCGGAAGTTGGTGATGGCCGGCACGGTGGACGTGGCCGCGAAGACCGGCGCGGAGGCGGACGGCCACGGGATGGCCGCCAGCGTGTTGTCCGCCATGATGTCCAAGGTCATCGGCCCGGTCATCGGGATGGTGCGCTTCGTGATGCGGAAGAACTGATAGACCGTGAAATTGTTTGGCTCAATGTCCACGTCCAGCAGCACATAGCCGCCCGCCTTGCAGTTCCGGGCGAACTCACGCCGCACTTTGAGCGTGCCGGTCAACTGCGCGTGGCCAATCACCCGCAGCGTTTCGTGCCCGTGATTCAGCGCCTGCGTTTGCCGGCAGATGTAGGGCCGATCCAGGTTCATCTCGCGCACGCTCTTTAGCACCGTCCACGCACGGGGATCATCCGCGTGCAGGCTGGTGGTCTGGTAGTTGATCTGGCGGTCGGGATAGCGCACGGTGGCGCGGCTGTAGGTGCCCTGCCAGCTCGTGGATTTCAACTTCGGCACCTCGGTCAAATCATCCTCGGTCAATGTCACATAGCTGCCCGGCGTGACGCCGTGCTGATAAATCCCCATCTCAATCAGGCCGGTCGCCGGATTGAACCGCACAAAGCCATCCAGCGTGTTCGTGATTTTTTCCAGCACACTGCGCAGCGTCTCATTGGCATCAATCAGGGCGGAGATGCCATAGAGCGTGGGGTTGCTGTCACACGCCGTGGCCACGGCGTTGAAGCTGGTGGCATCGAGCGCGGCGGCCGGCAGGCCGATGCAGTTCTCATTGGTGAGAATATCCGCCACCACGGCCGCTGGATTCGCCTGGCCATCCGTCAGCCCGGCCGGGCCGCCGGTGACCACGGATTGCGTGGGGGCTTTTCGCACCACTACTTCCACGTTGGGCGCGGATTGGATTTCCTGCCCAAGCAGGAAGTTGATCAGCACAATGTAGCAGACGCCGGCGTAGGGAGGATGCGTCTGACCCGCGTCATTGTTTGCCGCCTCCAAATTGGGGTCAACGGTCTGCGCGGCCGTGCCCCAATAGAACCGCAGCACGCCGTAGTAGGTGCCGTCGCTGGTCGTGATGCTGAAATCGTTGTAGGCGGCTGAGCCACGGGCGAAGGTGTATTCCGTCCACCCCTCCAACCCGCTGCCGGGCGCGTTGGCTTGGCTGGCGGTGTGGTTGGTGGTGCAGACCCACGTCTGCGCGTCATAGACGTAGAGATTGCCCGCGACAATCGCGAGGCCAACCGTCCACGGCGTGCCTTGCGGCCAGACCTCCTGGCCGTCCAGGATGATGGAGACCAGCGCGTCCACCGGCCCGATGCACACGCCACAGGCAATCGTGCCGTAGTAGTCATACGTTGTGCCTGCACCGCCTGATTTGCCACCGCCCATAATTTATTTTTTGCTGGGCACCTGTGAGGGTGCCGGTTTGGTTTGGAGGTTATACACGCCGCTCATGGCCTTGACGGCAATCTTGCGCGTGCCGGCGACGAACGGCAGCGGCACCGCCTGCTGGCTGTTGCTCGTCTGCTGGTCCTGAATGCCGAACGGTTGCGGTTGCTGTTGTGTTTTATTTCCAAACATAGGTTCTTTTTAGCCACGGATTGAACACGGATTAAACACTGATGCCTGGCGGCTTCTCACCGCGTCCGCCCCGGTTGTTAATCTGTGTTTCATCCGTGTTCAATCCGTGGCCAGTTTTTTGGCCGCCTGCAAAGGCCGCCAGACGCGTTTTACCATGCGCATGAAGACGGCGTCGCGGATTTCGCCGAGGATCACGCCTTCGCCCCGGATGCAGTGGATGAACGCCCCGTGCTCCGCCAGCACCAGGCCGCAGTGATGCACACACCCGCCGAAGCGGATGCCCAGCACATCGCCCGGCTGCGCCACGACGAAGGCCGGGCCATCAATCAGCGCGAACCGGTCCGCGTGGGCGGCCATGAATTGTTCCACCAACGAATCCGTGTGCGCCTGGCCCCACTCCATTGGCTCATCCGGCAACGCGAACCCCGCCGGCAACGCGCCGGTTTCAATCAGGATGCTGCCCACCAACTTCTGGCAAGAGACCCCCGCGCCCCGGATGGCCGCATTCGGCACAAACGGCGTGCCCAGCCAGGGCAAGGCAGCGGCTTTGAGGGCGGCGATTCGTTCCGGTGAGTCAAAGTAGGGATTCATTTTTTATTTGGCCACAGATGCACACAGATGAAACACAGATGCCTGGCGGCCAAGCGCCCGGTTCTGGCCGGTTTTTTAATCTGTGTTTCATCTGTGTTCATCTGTGGCTAAGAATTATTTCTTCCCGCCGCCCGTAGGCTGGCTGATTTTGAGCACAAACGGATTTCCCACCGGTATCCACGGGAAACCGCCGAAATTATCGCCATTGGCAAACGTGTTCAGGGCCGTTTCGTATTGGCCATCGTAGCCGGGATACAGCAGCACGGCATCGCCCACGCTCGGGGCCGTGGCCAGCGGCGAGGACAGGTGCAGCGTGATCTGCCCCGCTGTGACCGCCGAGGAATCCGCAATCATCCGGTATTGTGTGGCCGCGCCCGCGTGGGTGAGCGCCAGATAGCCAGCGGCGAAGAAATGCGCCACGGTCGTGGTCGAGTTCGTGCTGGTGATGGTGCCGACCACCAGCGTCGCGCTCGGCACGGCGTAGCTCACCACCACCGCGCTCCATTGCCAGTCCGCCGGCGCGAGGCCATTGGCCGTCTCGAATAGCACAAAGTTGTCATTCTGCTGAAAGAGCCGGCGCGCTGCGCTGCGGTCAAACATCCAGTTCAAGCTCGCCGCATTCGCCGTCAGGATCGGGCCATCCAGCGACACGTCGGAAATCTCGCCGCTGAAATAGCAGCGCAGGTTGCCGGCGGCATTGCCGGTGACATCCGCCTCGTAGATGGCCAGTTCCAGCGGCCATTCCAGTTGGAACGGCACCAGCAACGCCAGCGGATTGCCGGCGAAATTGCGCGCCTTGATGGTCACATTCTGCCGCTCTAGCGAAGCCGACTCGGTAATCTTGTCATTCTCCATCGGCGCGGAGGTGTAAACGTTGCCGTCGCCATCCGTGAGGTTGCGCTCGAAATTGGTGAAGTAAGAAACCGTATTCGCGCCCGGCGTAGTTAGCGTGAACACATAAAGCATGGCCGTTGTGGGCAGCGCGCCCATCGTGGTGCCGAGCGTTTCGCCGGCGGCGGCCGCCATCTCCCAGGGCAACTCCTTGAACTTCACCGTGGCGGCCGCCAGCGTGGGGCTGACGAAATTCAATTCCAGCTTGAGCGTGTCGAACCGCGCCAAAACGAGCGATTCCACGGTGGTTAAACCCGCGTTAAACGCCGTGCCGACCGCCCCGGACAGCGTCCAGGTATTGCCTGCCACGCCAATGACCGCCAGCGGCACGGCGGCCGTAGGGGACTTGAGGATGATGAAGCCGTTGTTGCCCAGCGCCGCGCCGTTGTCCACGGTCAGCGTGGTGTCGGTGGTCAGCACGCTGGCGGTGAGGCCCGCTTCAATCAATCCCGCTGGCAGCCAGAAGGATTTGCTTTCGCCGCCCACCGTCACAAAGAACGAAAGCAGATTCAGCGCGTCCACGGCCAGCAGCGTGAACCCTTGCTGAATGCGCCGGCGACTGGGTTGCGTGTAGTAGAACGATGCCAGCGGCCGCGTCGCGCCGATCTGGTCTCGCGTGATGTCCACCTCCGCCGCCAGGCTGGTCGGGCGGCTCGTCCAGTCCGGCCCGAAGGGAAACAGTGGCCGCACCGCGCCCGTGGCCGCCAGCCCGGCCGGAGCCGCAAAAGTGGGTGGGGTGAGCAGCGTGGTGTCGTTCTCCTTGAAATGCCAGGCCACGGCCGCGCCGGTCATGCAATCCAGCGGCACATCGGGAATCTCCGCCAGCATCCCCACCATCAGCGGATAAGCGAACCGCGCAAACCCTGTGCCCAGCGCCGAGGCCGGCTGAATGCTCGGCGCGCTCGCGCCATCCAGCAACACATACCAGCTCGCGGTGATGGCGGGCAGCGTCCCCGCCGCGAAGCCGCCGGGCCAGAACGGGCAGAGCACCGGCTGCACATTCAGCGCCTGGAGGGAATTGCGGAGCGTGGTCAGCGCGGCGTCGCCATTGACGTAGCTGGTGAACTTGAGCTCGAGGCGCAGCGTGTCGCCCGTCTGCCGCCGCGTCTCCTTGCCGGTGAGGCTGCGCTCATAGCTCGCCGGCATGGTGGCCGCCAGCGTCAAAGGCGTGGCCCAGTCCGGCGCGTCATCGAGCAGGAACGCGGGGTTGCCGTTGAAAGTAACGGAAATCATCGGGAGATTTTGTGGGCGTTGCGGGCCATCACATCCACCACGTAAGCCTCATGGGCGTCGCTCTTGTGGAAGTGCTCCATCATCTGGTTGGGATCGGTGAAACCATAGACCGCCAGATTCGTCTTGTTGCTCACCACTGCGCCGGCCGCCCCGGCGGCACCGCTGCCGGCGGCGTTGTTGTGCATCGCGTCCAACACGGGCACACCGATGCGGTTCACGGCCGCCTGGCTAAAGACATATTCGCCCTTGTGAACCACGCCGGCCGGTTCAAACACACCGCCATCACCCGTGTAACCGCCCGTGGCGAAAGATGAGGTCAACATCGTCATGGCGTTCGCCGCGCCTATAAAGCCAGGTGCCGCTATCGCCGCCGATCCGAGCGTGGCAATCGTGGCCAGAACAGCGGGTGGCGTCCAAATAGCCGATTGCATCGCCGCAATCGGCGCACTTGCTGCTGCTGCCGATGCGGCTATCGCCTTTCCGCCAATCGCCATGATAGCTTGGGTGAGCAGCCAGCGAACGCCCATTTGCACAATGGCCGAGATCACCTCGTTCAAAATGCTGTTGGCAATGGACCGCAGCGCCTGGCCCCACGTCATCGTCCCTTCAATCAGCCCGGTGATGCCATGGCTGATGGACTGTACGGCCGTGTTAAACACATTTTGAAACGTCGTTGCCAGCGTGCTGAAATTGATTTCCGCCTGGTCGCGCAAATTGGCAAACATCGTCCCGAACGCCACGGCCGGATTCTGGCTTTTCTGCGCCTCATACATCTTGTCGCCGATGTCCGCCTGTTGGTGCTTAAGTTCTGTGATTTGCTTTTCCGCCTCCAGTTGGGCCGCCACATCCGTGGTTTGCGCGTGGATCAATTGCAACTCCTCGATGCGCTGAGCGTTCAATGCTTCAAGCTGGCTGTAAAGGGTCGTTAATTGGGAGTCCTTTTCGCTTTGCGTGGAAAACTGGTCGCCCTGCACGTTCTTAATCTTCGCCTGCAAATCACCGCGCGCAATTTCCTCTTGGAGAGCCCGCGTCTTTTGGATTTCGGCCTGATACTCATGAACACCCTGTACCCGTTCTTTCCAAGCCGCCGCCAGCTTTTGGGTGTATTCACCCTCGGCCAGGCCGCCGGCCTCGTAGGCGGCCGCCAGTGCGTCGTAGCGCTCCTGGTATTCCCGCTCGGCATACTGACCACGCACCACGCCCTCCTGCCCGGCGCGAATGCTGATGGCCGCCTCCACTTCATCCAGCTTTTGTTTCACCGCCTGCGCCGCTTCTTCCCGCGATTTGGCCAGCGCCGCTGCCGCCTGCCTGGCTGATTCCTGGTCATGCCGCAATTGCGCGGCCGCGATGGCCCGCGCTTCCGCCAAATGACTTTGCTGAATCATTTCGGTGGTGGCCATCTGATCCTTCTGGCTCATCAAATCACGCGACTGCTCCAAAGCCAGTTCCACTTCCTCCCGTTCTTTTTGGTAACGCTCGTGAATCTCCGCCTTCTCCTTTTCCAGCCCATCCAGCAAATCCAGCGACGCGCGCTTGGTTAAATCGGCCAGTTTGTTTTTTGCCTTCACCTCATTTTCCGACGCCTGGGGCATCTGCTTTAATTCCCATTCGTTCACCTGATCGGGCGTCGCTTGGGGCAAATCCACCAGCCGTTTGGCTGTCTTCCAGACCCCCTTTTCACCACCGGGCACTTGCACATCCTGCATTTCCTGGGGGTTCTCCGACAAATCGCCCGAGCTGGTAACGTATAGTTTTTTACGCGGATTCTTGCCCAGGTAATCCGCAAACTCCTTTTGCGCCGCTTCGCTCATCAGCCCGGCTTTGCCCAAGGCGTGGATTTTTTCGAGGATCGCCGGAATTTTGTCCAACGCCTCCGCCAGCTTTTGCGCTTCCTCCGCCGCCTTGCGTTCATCGGCCGTGAACAATTCCCACGCCACAAACCCGGCCCCCACCGCCGCCGCCACCGCGCCCACCACGGGCAGATAACCCAGCAGCTTGGTCTTGAGCTCCTCGGTCATCATGGATCCGGCCTGCAACAGCCGAGGAGCCTCCATGGCTAGCAACCGAATCGGGTCCATGCCGGCCACCGTACCATCCACCATGGCGCGGGCGGAATGCCCCATCTCCATGATCGCCATCTTGTTCGCAGCGAACACGCCTTCGGTGGCGTGGCCAATCTCTTTGACCTCTGACAAACCGTTTTTGGTCCGCGACACGAAATCGCGAATGGCATTCGCCGCCTCGACCGTGGCGGCATTGATCGTGATGGTTATCGGTTGCATGTTACAGATGGATGAGTTTCTTAAGGGCTTCCACTTGTGTTTTCCAACAATCGCCCGTTCCTTGCGCGGCAATCATGAACTGGATCATCGTCCTGGCCGCCCGGCGCTCGTGCGCCTGGGCCAGCATCGTCAGGCGCTCCCAGCTCATGTTGAGCGCCTGATCCAGCGTCAGCCCGCAGGCGGCGGCATCATCGGCGACCGCGTCGGCGAGGTGACATTGTTTTTTATGAACTTCTCCAGCAGCGCCGGCGGCATCTGCCGGAGGTTCACCGCCGCCCGGTCCATCTGGCGGCTGGCATAGACGAAAAAACCCTGCTCGTTCACCTCCCGCGTGGCGGTCAGCGCCAGCTCATAGCTTTCCGGCGTGAGGGTGAGAATGGCTTCTTTGGGCACCTGACAGGCAGCGGCCACCAGCGCAAACTCGTCATCCGAGATTTGGAAGACGCGCTGATAATCGCGCAGCTTGAACTGCGTCACCTTCAGCTCGCCGATTTTGCCGTCGTCAAAAATCACGGGAATTGTTTTGCCACCCAGCAGGGTGACCGTTTTGTGTTCGTGGTTCATAAATATTGGCAACAGAAATTCAGGCTAGGGTCTCAGGGTTACGGATAGATGATATAATTGGTGTAGGTGATTGAAACCTTGCTCACACCGCCCGGCCGGGCCGGGTTGCGAACCTCATTCGCAACCAACTGATTGGCGGACGGACCATTGGTGCTGCTGAAATGCAGTCCATCCAGCGAATACGGAGCAACGCCATTCGTGATGGCCAGCAACGCATCCAGCCCCAGCAGGTCGGTGCGGGCAACGGCGGAGAACTGCCAGGCATTCGACAACACCATCTGGGAGCCAATGATAATGTTGGTGTATCGCCCGAGAGTCCATCCATCGTTTGAGTCAGCACAATTCGTTGCCATTGGCCAAACCAACACTGGAACAAACTCTGCACCCATGCCCATAAAACAGGTCGCAAACGACGCCGTGTATTGATAATAGGTTGGCCCGGTAATGCCGCCAGCCGAACCATAATCATTGATACCCAAGCCGTCATAGACATGCTGCTTCACAAACAGCGGCAGCGGAAAAATGTAGTTCGTGCCCGAAAGCGAGCCGTTCCATTGAGATGTATAAGAAGTGCCCGGTTGAGCCAAATCCTGAAAGGTCGCCACGGTCGAAGGCAGGCCTGCCATGAATTTATGCGGCCAGTCAGAAAACGCATAGGCCGGTTGGCTGCTATTCACCAGGCTCGCGCGCGAGTCGGCGATAAAATAATACTCGTCCGTCTCTGGTTCGAGATACCGCGCCGCCCAGTGAATGCCGCGCACCAGATTGGAATCAGCCACACCTTTAAAAACCATGGCGCAATCAATCCGGCCGCAGAAATTGCCCCAGTTGACGGGTTGTCCGCCTTGCCCGCCCATGATGTCGGCCCCCAGCCACAGCGAGTTCAATTCATCGTAGTTGGTGCCGGGTAACGGCGAAACGAAATTGGAGGCAAACGCCCCCACGCGACACTGCACGCCATTTTTCCAGGCGGTCACCGCCCCGTTCCCATCAGAGGTGAACACCCACACCGTCCGTCCGTCGTCCTGATTCGGAACGGTGTAGCTGTAGCTCCCGGCACCCAACGGACAAATACAGTTGTTGTTGCCAACGGCAACCTGATTCGTCCCGTTGCGTTGGGCGATGGCCTGCTGGGCGCTTAACGAAACACCCCATTGGGCATCAAACAAACAAGCGGAGAACGTGTTGGTGTTGAGTAAACAGGCCGCCGCCATGTTGTAAAGGGATAGCGTGTTAGTTTGGTTCTGCCGCATCACCAACACCAGCGTGTTGGTTCGCAAGCCGTAACCACCCAGCCCAAACAGCTTAATGGCGCTGTTGGAGCCATTGAACCGCGCTCCCCAGGCATCATAAACCACATTGGAGAGAACCAGCGGTCGCCCCAGGAAAGAGTTGGAGCAAAGGCTGCCCAGCAGATTTGGCTTCTCGATGACCGCGTCCACCAGGTTTGTCCAGCAACCGAAGCTCTTCAGCTCCTGCTCAAAGCCCTGAAGCCGCTGCTTGCCGAAAACGGAACCGATACTGTTGCTGGCCATGAAGGCGTCCACTTCGGGATATAAAGAGACATTGGTCACCGTGCCAGCGATGTTAACGGCCGGAATCGCGGAAGTGGAAACCTGAGCCGTCGTCTGTGCCGCCGCCATGGCCAGGATTGTGTTGGTGGACACAGTGGCCCCGCTCGCCGCTCCAACCACATTGGCCAAAGGGATACTGGTGAGGCCAGCACCACTGCCCGTGAAGGACAAGCCGGTGAGATTGCCTGCACCATCCGAATGCAAGACGCTGCCATCACTGGTAAAGGACCCAATCACCACGGCATTCCCCGCGACTTGCATATTGCCGCCGGTGGTGATGGAGTTGGTCACTTTTAGCCCGGCGAAATTGGTGGAGCCCACGGCCATCCAATTCGTGTTGCCGGCGGGGTTTTGTTTGACCCATTGCTGCACCAGGTTGGTGCCAGTGGCGGCATCGAACTGGTTATAGATGCTGCCGTAACCGGAGGTGATCAGCCCGTTGGGATTGTTGGTGCCGCCCCAGACCGAAACCGGCGCGGGAATGGCCTGCGGTGCGCCACCACCACCACCGCCGCCGTTGCCGTTGGTAATGGTGCCCACGCTGACCGTGTTCGGGTTGTAATAGACCAGGTGCCCCAGGCCGAGCAGGTAGGAGGCATTGTGGTTGTTGGTCGCCGTCCAGGCCGTGAAGGTGGTGGCCACGGCGAAGTTGTTCTGCGTGTTCACCAGCAGCACGCCGGACCATGCGCCGGCGTTGGTGAGGGTAGTGTTGGCATTGGTGCCCAGCACGGTCAGGCCAGCAATGGTCAGGGCCGGCGCGTTGGTATAGAGCGACACGCCAATTGGGCCGCCCATGTCGTTGGTGATGAGCGTGGACGCCACCGCCGGCCGCAGGCCAAGGCAGAGCAGCAGCAGGATGGCCGCCACAATCTTCGGCACCACGGTGGTGATCTGTTTGACCGGCTTGGCCGGCACTGGTTCGGCGGCGTCGCCCTTAAAGGCGGGGTGCGGCGCGGGCTTGGTGGCCGAGCCCGGTTTCACGGGCAGCGGCTTCGGCGGATTCTGGTGGTCAATCGCTTCGGCGCGGGTGGATTCAAATGCTTTGTGCATAAAATAGTTTTTAGTGTTCAGTGTTCAGTTTTCAGTGGGGGCCGGCGCGGGCGGCGGCGTCTTTGCCATCCGCCAGCATCCATCCTCCATCCTCGTTTAGATGGCACTGCCCGCGAGCGAGCTATACAGCCAGGTGAACTCAAACTTGGGATGGATGATGTTGCCTTCGTCAATCGCCAGGTCGGTCACATTGAGGTCAACCCAATAATCGTCCACGATCCAGTTGCCATTCACGTTGTCAGCGCGCTGGCGCTTGAGCCAGCCTTGCAGGCTGCCCGAGCCACCCAGAGGCGAGAACGAGGTGTCGGTGAGCTGGATGTAGCTAGACTTGTAAAAGCCCGCTAGCGCCAGGCGGCTCAGCTCATTCATTTCCACCGTCACCTTGAGCTTGCGCTCCGGCCGCACGATGTTTTGCACCACCACAATGCCGGTGCCGGGCATGGGGGCCATGATTTCAATTTCCTTCGCGTCCACCTTGTCCATGGTGGGTTTCTTGACGGTGCCCAGGCCGAAGGTCGTCCAGATGGAATCGGCGGCGCCGGGTTTGGAGGTGGCGGAGACGGTGCCGGCGGCCGGCACGGTGAAGGCCGAACCTGCCGGGGCGAAGTACAGGAAATCGCCGGTTTGAATCACTGTGGGAGTCGAGTTTTGTTGCATAGTATTATGTTTGGTTGTTGGTTGCGGTTAAGGGGTCGGTAACGGGGCGGCGGTCATGAACGTGATGATGGTTAGTTCAAAAAGCTGGCGTTGTTTATCCGGCACAAAATGGCAATGCGTCACCTTCAAATTCACAAAGCCGGGAATTTGCAAGTTATGCAGCAGTTGGGTCACGAGCAGGGCGGCGTCCTTGGCCTTGGGCTTGTTGGCCGCCGTGCGCCAGACCACCGGTATCTCGCCGATGGCCACCGCCAGCGTGATCTTGAGTGTGCTGGTGGGACTCAGCTCGCTGGCGATTTGCTCAAACACCGGCTCACCAATCAGGATCAGCATGCCAATCTTGGCAATGGCCGTGTTGATCTCCGTCTGCAAATCCTTGGTGTCCTCAGTCACGATGGCCGCCCCGACCAAGCCGGGCGCAGAGGCATTCGCTTGGGCCGCGTTGGTGAGACGCGTCTTAATGCCATTCGTGAGATCGTTTAAGGTGGCCATATCAGTTGCTCATGAGCGTGTGGCTCAGGTAATCGTCCATCTCGGCGCGGGCGGCCTCGGCGATTTGCTCTTGTTCGGGCATTACGGTCGGATCCGGCTTCTGATCCACTTCCTTGACCAGCCAGAACATCACCAAACCGCCCACTGTGGTGCCGGACACTTTGCGCACGCCGGCCTTGTTCTTGCGGCCAAACTTCAATTTGGTCTGGAGCGCCTGCACCAGCATGGCGCGGCCACCCTTCAACGGCACAAATTGCAAATCATCAAAGTTCTTTGGCGGGAGTCCATAGGCCTCGGCACGCGCGGGAATCGCCAGATATTGCGTCGCCTTGCCCGAGTAGCTGCTTTCGCCCTGGCCGGCCCGGATGACGCCCCCCAGCCAGCGCTGGGCCAAGCCGATTTGGGTAATGATGAACGCCGCCCCTTTGCCCACGGGCACGGGTTCATGCACCGACTTGGCGGCGGCCGCATAAAAATGGGTGCGCGTGCCGCCCAGGGCGTTGGGCCGCTCGGCATCCAGGCTGATCAAATGATTGCGCACCAGGTTGCCGGCCGCGCGTGCGCCGAACATGGCGACGTCGGTTTCCCGGCCGAGCTGCTGCGCTTTCGCGGCCAACTCGTCCAGGGCGTCGGTTTTGATGCGGAGCGAAATCATGCGGCCACCTCCTGCGCTTTCGCCTGGATCGTCTTGAACGCCTGCGCCAGGGTCATCGGTTTGATCTGCTGCCCCGGCTTGATCAGCCCGGCCGCCTCCGCCGGCTTGCGGCTAACGTCGCGCACCCACATGCCGGAGTTGAACGCAAACGGCGGCCACGGCGTATCCAGCGCGTCTTTAAACAGCGCCGAGGAACCGATGAAACTCCAGATCGGATGATTCTTGAGCGCCATCATCCGGCTGTCGGCCGTGATGGTCCACCCGGTGCCCATCGGATCGCCCGTCTGCCCGCCGGCCAGCCGCCAGCGATTCAACCAGTCGCGCACATTCACCCGCGTCTCCGCCCGGAACAACTCCCACGCCGGGAACTGATCCAACAATGCCTGGCGCTGGTTGCTGATCCACAACCCCTGGCCTTGCGCCATTTCCACATTCGTTTTCACGACCAGGTTAATCCGGGCGTTGCTCGAAAGGTCCGTCAGCGTTCCGCGTTGTTCCTCGTCCGGCCGGTAGCCCGCCTCGAATAGAAAATCTTTGATGGCCTGGCGCACATAGGCCGGACTGAATTGCGTCGTCGCTTCGCCCTCGCCGGCCACGGGATTCAGGATGCCGCCGATCTTGCCTTGATACAGGTCCAACAAATGCTCGTCGGTGGTTTGCGCCGAGAAAAACGATTGCGCCCGGATCGCCGCCGACAATTCGCGCAGCTCCTCCGTCGTTAGCTCGGTGCCGAAAACATTCTTGGCCGCGTTAATCAGTGCGGCATCCGAAAGACCTATGGTTGGTTCAATGGGCATTAAAAAGGGTTTGTGGTCTTTTAATAGTGGCCCCAACGCAGTTGGTGGCACTGACGCAGTCAGCCGTCTTGGGTGGTGTCGTTGAATTGCCGGGCCGGAGCGGACAGACCCCGTTGCGGAAAGCTTGGCTTGGCGACCCCTTGCGTCACCTGGGCGGCAATCGGATTGTCCGGCGCTTCCACCGTGAGCTCGCCGCTCATGATCTTCTCCAGCTTGCGATCATAACGCACCAACGCGTCCACCTCGTCTTTGTCCAGGGCAATGCCCAGACCTTTTTTTAACCGGAGGATAACCGTATCCACCGCCAGATTTTTCAGGCCAAAGGGAATGGCGGCCGCGTTGACATCCACCACGCCGTTGCGGGCCACGGCACTGCGAATTTCCAAGACAACATCGGCAATCACGGCGGCGGAGCGGCTAGTTTGGCCCGCGCCAAGTTGCTGGCTGTCCGCGCTGTCCACATAGGAAGCGGCGGCGCTGTTGTACAAATCGGCTTTGGTGATGACGATCCAGTTGCTCATTCGGTTCTCGGTTTTCGGTAATCGGGTTAAAAAGGCGGCGGCGAGGCGTTGGTCGTGTGCGCTTTTAACGCCACCCCGCCGCCGCCCTGGTTGGTTAGTAGCCGCTCAGGTAGGCGGTGCGGTTGATCAGGAATCCGGAGTTGGTCAGCGTGCCGGAATTCCCATTGGTAAACGTGGTGATGTTCACGCCCGTGTAACTTGCCAGCTGGGATCGGTTCCAGTTGGTGCTGGCGATCACCTTGGTGGTCCCGTTGGCCGGGATGATCCACGTCCACGGCGAGGTGCCGTAGTTGGTGCCATCCACGGTGAACGAGCCTTGCACCACCACATTGCTCGTGCCGGCGCTCACGTTGAAGATGCCTTGCAGGGCAAAGCTGCAATCTTTCGTGAGCGGCACGATGTTGGTGGTGGTACTGGTGGCACCCGTGGCCAGCGTGGCCGGGAAATTGGTGATCCCGTAGATGCTGGTGGAATAGACCTGGGCGCGGGCGGGAATGGTGAACGCCGCCAGCAACTCAAGCATGGTCGCGACTAACAACAGATTTTTCAGTTTCGTTTTCATTTTCAGTTTCAATTTAAAGGAGGTTTACGTTTGGTTTAAAAGTGGCGGGTGCAGACGTCTGCACCCGCCAGGTGAATCACTTACCGGTGGCGGCGCTCACGTTGATGCGGCGCATCGAGAGCGTGGAGGTTTGCTTGATGTCGCGGGACCAATCCACCAGGTGACCGCGCCAGAGTTGGT